GTGACAGATGAGCAGAAGAAGTGTGAGGTCAACGGCATCAAAGGTTCTATGGACTGCAGGATAGACGGGGTTGTGACTGACGTGAAGTCAACTTCGACCTACGGCTTCAAGAAGTTCAAGGAAGGGACACTGGCCTACGACGACCCTTTTGGGTACATAGGACAGATTAAAGGCTACGCTCATTCAGAAGGTGAAACTAAGTTTGGCTGGCTGGCGATGGACAAACAGAATGGTCATCTGACTTATCTGCTGTATGACTCTGAGGACACGCAAGCACCTGTGTACGACCTTATCTCTTATGACATAGGAGAAAGAATCAACCAGATAAAAAAGATGGTAGAGCAGGAGGAGCCACCAGAGGTATGTTACGAAACTATCGCAGATGGCAAGAGCGGCAACCAGAAACTCGCTATAGGATGCTCCTACTGTTCATACAAAAAAGAATGTTGGCCTTCCTTAAGAGGGTTCGCGTATTCAGCAGGTCCACGTTATTTAACAGAGGTATTCAATGAACCGAAGGTCCCAGAAATCGAAGTTTCGTAGTGTTTTTGAGGAACACACAGCGGAAGTACTGGAGGGTTTTGAGTACGAACCCTACACAGTACCTTACACAATACACAGGAACTACACACCGGACTTCGTACACGTCCCCAGCAACACGCTGGTTGAGTGCAAAGGTTTCTTTAGGGAAGGAGACACTAAGAAGTACACTAGCATCAGAGACAGTCTTGAGGACTACCAGAGCCTTGTGTTTGTTCTTATGAATCCTAATAAAAAAGTAAGGAAGGGAGGTAAGATTACTATGTCTCAATGGTGTGAGAAACAAGGTCTTGAATGGTACACATTAGATACGCTACAGGAGTTGATGGACGATGTCTCTAACAATGGAGGAAATTAAGGAACTTCTACTTCGCAACTACGACCCTGAAGACTTTCTGGAAGCACTGGAGATAACTTCCGAAGAGCTTCTGGACAGGTTTGAAGACAAGCTGATAAACAAACTAGAGGTATTCGCGGAAGAGCTAGAGGATGAAGAGGAGAACGAAGATGAGTATTGATTTAGCAACGGAAAAAGAGTGGGACGCTCTGGTTCATAGACCACCTCACTACAATCAGGGAGGCATGGAGGCCATTGACTACATTAAGCAGCAACTGGGTGACGGCATTGTTGACTACTGCGAGGGCAATGTCCTGAAGTATCTGCACCGCTGGCGTTTCAAGAATGGTCTACAGGACCTGAAGAAAGCACAGTGGTACTTAAACAAGATGGTAGAGGAACAGGAGGCTGTAGAATGAAAGTAATTGAAGGAGGTTTCGACCAGAAGAATAAAACAGACGAACTCACTGTGCCTATGGTGTTTGACGCTATCGTCGCTAAGGAAGACTTGGAAAGCTACGACGAGGCTTTCTGTGTTGTTAAGTCAGAAGACTTCATCCTTGTTTCTACGAACATGGACACAGCAGGGCTTTACTTCCTGTTGGACCAACTTAAGATGTCACTAATAACCGGAGGAGAATACGAACTATAATGGACGCATATCAAGAATACATACATAAATCAAGGTACGCCCGTTACCTGCCTGAAGAACAGCGTAGGGAGACGTGGGAAGAAACTGTGAACCGTTACTTGGACTTCTGGGTCAGTAAGGAGAAGTTGTCCAAGAAGGAAGCTAAGGAACTATTTGACCCTGTGCATGATTTAGACGTAATGCCCAGCATGAGGGCATTAATGACTGCAGGCGAGGCTCTGGCTAGGGACAATGTCGCTGGGTTTAACTGCTCCTATCTACCTATAGACCACCCTAAAGCTTTCGATGAGATGATGTACGTCCTCATGTGTGGCACAGGAGTTGGCTTCAGTGTGGAACGCCAGTACATCACTAAACTACCAGAGGTTGCAGAGAAGTTCCATGACACAGATACAGTTATACACGTCGCTGACAGCAAAATTGGATGGGCTAAATCTTACCGGGAACTTATCGCGATGCTCTTTAGCGGTCAAGTACCCAAGTGGGACGTTTCTGGAGTTAGACCTGCAGGGGCAGCCCTTAAGACCTTCGGAGGTAGAGCGTCTGGTCCAGAGCCTCTTGTTGACCTCTTCCAATTCACCGTGGAAGTCTTTCGAGCATCTGCTGGACGACGACTCAGTTCCGTCGAGTGTCACGACCTCTGTTGTAAGATTGCACAAGTCGTTGTCGTTGGGGGAGTCAGACGCAGCGCCCTCATCAGTCTCAGTAATCTTACCGACGACAGAATACGACGAGCTAAATCAGGGCAGTGGTGGGTAGATAATCCTCAGCGTGGCTTGGCTAATAACTCAGCTTGTTACACAGAGAAGCCTGACTTTGAAGCTTTCCTGAACGAGTGGAAGTCTCTGTATGAGTCACGGTCAGGCGAGAGAGGTGTCTTTAGTCGTGTCGCTAGTCAGCGTCAGGCAGAGAAGAACGGACGTAGAGACGCAAGCTTTGACTTTGGTACAAACCCATGCTCAGAGATTATACTCAGGCCCTACCAGTTCTGCAACTTGTCTGAGGTAGTGGTCAGGGCTGAGGACACACTGGACACCCTACGTATCAAGGTTAGGTCTGCTGCTGTCCTAGGGACGCTACAGGCTACTCTGACTGACTTTAGGTACTTGCGTAAGATATGGAAGGACAATACGCAGGAAGAGGCGTTGCTAGGAGTGTCACTCACTGGCATCATGGACCATCCAGTTATGTCAGGGAGGAAGAGTCGTGAAGAACTACGGAAGTGGCTCACGGAGCTTAAAGAGGAAGCTATTAAGACTAATCGTACTTGGGCTAAACGTCTTGGCATCAATATTAGCACTGCCATTACTGCTGTTAAGCCTTCCGGTACTGTATCTCAGTTGGTGGATAGCGCATCAGGCATCCATCCTAGATACGCGGAGCAGTACATACGAAGAGTAAGGGCAGATGCACGAGACCCACTCTGTGCTGTCCTAGAGGCTGCAGGAGTCCCTGTGGAGATGGACGTAACTTCTCCTACTACTAAGGTCTTCTCGTTCCCCATCAAGTCTCCTAAGCAGGCTGTAGTAGCGACTGATATGGGAGCTATGGAGCAGTTGTGTCTGTGGGAGATATATCAGGACTACTGGTGTGAACACAAGCCTTCCATGACTTGCTACTACAGGGACGATGAGTTTCTGGAGGTAGGGCAGTGGCTGTACAATAAGTTCGACAAGGTTAGTGGCATTAGCTTTCTACCTTACTCAGAACATACGTACCAGCAGGCACCCTATGAACCTGTGGACTCAAAGACGTACCAACAGCTAGTCAAGGAGTTTCCTAAGATTATCGAGTGGGACATCGTTGAGGAAACAGACATGACTGAAGGGTCACAACAGTTGGCCTGTGTTGGTAACAGTTGTGAAATCTAGAGTGAAACTGAAGGGGTCTTAAGTGACCCCTATCTTTCTCTTGCAGTACCTGCTGTCAAAGCACCTGCAGCAGCCACGTTTTTAAAATCAGAAGGACGTAAGTTAGACATAGGTTGTTTCTGTAAACTTACTGCTGCTTGCTCTAACATTCCTTCTGGTCTTTTGCTTACAGGCTCTGCTCCTCTTTCTTGAAGCTCTTTTTGAAAAGTTTCTTTATCAGGTCTAGTCTCAGGCTTAGTAAGTTTACCAGAAGAACCAAAAACATTGTATCCATTAGGTGGAGTAATTGATAAAACTCTTGAGTCACCGGGAACAGTTTGTCCAAAAAGGTCATTCTCGTCGTTAATGAAATGAACAAAGTTTCCTTTCTTATTCATCAGGTACTGGTCATTGACTCCTCCTAAACCTTTTGCAGAAGACTTGTGAGAGCCTTCAAAGTAAGCAGTGCCGTCGCGTACATCTACAGTTTCTGATATTCCTTGAAGCCTAGCTTTCATACCGTCGTAGATTTCTTGCTGAGGTTTGCGTAGCTTTACTCCGTCTTGTTCCATCTTTTTATACTTAAAGTACATGTCTATAGTTTCTTTGCTTGACCTTCCTTTTGTCCCTACTTTTTTAGATTCTGTCATCCTATGTAAAAACTTTTCATAACGACTAGCTTCCTGCCCTGTAGAAAGGTTGTATAGTTTATCATCTGGGAGTCTAGTTAATGACACAAACTCTCTTAGTTCTTGGTCTGAGAAAGTTTGTTTTTCTGGGAAGTACTTTTGAAGACTATCTTTTGCATAAAAAACTCTAGATGCTTTCTTGTTAGGGCCTTTTAAAGACTCTTTAGAAATGTCAGAAAAAGCAGTAGGGTTTCTAATAACAACTTCTACTTTTTCGTTTGGTCCTATACCTTGAGCTTTCCTTATGTTTTCTTCAATAACTGCCAAGTTGTTTTTATTCAGTGTAATACCCTTGCTTTTTAAGGGAGCAGACAAAGAAGTAGCTTTAGAAAGTACCTTGGGGTTTAAAAGCCCTCTACCCATTACCTGTACTTTTTCAAAAGACTTGACAGTTCCTTTTGTAGGGGTTCCTCGTCCTGCGCTTAGTAACTGAGTTTGGTCTAGCTGACCTTCTAAAAAAGAAAGGTCTTTGTTTAAATCTCTTAAAAACTCCTTTTCCTCTGCTGTTCGCTCTTTTGGTTTTTTGTTTCTTATGTCAGCAGCTTTTTGTCTTCTTTCAGGAGTTATCCTAGCGGCCTCTCTTCGTAAAGACATGGGAGTACCTTCTCTTCTAGAGGCTGCTGCCCTAGGACTGAGAGTGTCATATAAAGCAGTAGGAGCTGTTTTTGCTACGGACGCGGCCTGACCTAACTGACCAGAGCCGTAGAAAGTCGGTTGTCTATTAGGAGCTTCTAGAGACAGGTCACGGAGCATACCACCTTTTGCTGCTTTTGCTGCAGGAACTACGGAAAGGTCCATAGCGTACCCCAACCGTTTCATCATCTGGGGGTTTTCTTGCATGTACTGCATAGCAACCTGAGCAGCTTCCGTGTCCTTTATTCCTTCAGCAACTTGGTCCAAGCCCTTTTTTATAAATTCAGGAGTGACTGCGGAAACTGCTTCTCCTGCGGCAAAAAGAGGAACGTCTGTTAAAAGACCTAAAGCATTAGCCCCACCTTGCAGCATCTGGTCTCCAACACCAATTTCTCCTTCTTGGTATCTTCTGGTTTGTTCCATGAAGTCGTCATAACGCTTTCCCGGAAGAGAGCTTAACCTACTATAAAAACCCTCATTCGCCATTATTTTGCTCCTCTTGTCTTGCTTCGTTCATTAAGTAAACAATGTAAGCTCTGTCGGCTTTTAGTTCTGAGACTAGGTTCTTATCACTTTTGTAAACTTTAATCGCCTTGTCCATACCGGAAAGAACTTTAGAATAAAACTTTAAGCGTGTTTTCTTGTTGGACGCTTTAAGAACACTGTAGATACCTACTCCAGCGCCTGCACCTAAAACAGCCCCAGTCCCTACTCCCATGCCTGCTACTGCGCCTGCTACTGCAGCTCCACCAGTTTTTAAAGTGGCGTACAGAGCAAGAGGAGTGGAAGGTAGGTTAGCAACTTTTGATATTTTCTGCACAGCCCTTGCTATTCTGTTGTTTCCTTCTCCGTACATCTTGTTACGTAAGAC